CACTGCCGAGAGTGGCCGCTAGAACTTTGCGCTCAGTGAAAGAATCGGCGATCCAGATTTCCGTAATCGTCCAGTTGTAGGTGATCGGCGCGGGCGGGTTGTTGCCCACAGCCTGCGTGATCGTGGACTCAAAAGATTTGGAAAGATTCAGCACCTCGGTGCCGAATACGCCCAATGTTGCTCCCGTGTCCGTGTAAGCATCGAAGCTCATCTCCAGCAGCCCCATATCCGTCGTGCGCACCTGCGGGTCTGGGAAAACAGATCCGTTCTGTTCGGCTAAAGTGAGCGCGGCGCCTTCCTCACCAGGCTTGAATAAAATCGTGCCGCTCGTTTTTTTCAAACCGTAAACCGACTGGGATTCCGTGGAGCCGGGAACGAGGAGAGGGAATGTGCCGTAGAGTGTCATGGTTAGGCGGTAAGCGCTGCGACGGGCAGGCGGGGTTCGATTTTTTCGAGGAGTTTCTTGATGTCGCCTACGAGGGTGTCGAGGGAGGACTTGCCGCCGGATTTGTCTCCGCCTTGCGCGGCGGTGTCGGTCTGGCCGGTGCGTCCGGGTTTGTCCACGGCGTCTTTCCCGGCCATGCGGTCGCGGAAGGATTGCGTGCCTTCGGCCATTCGGTCGCGGAGGGATTTGGGCGCTTCGGCGGCTGGCTGGTCGGCGGCGGGTTTGTCGGATTTGGCGAAGCGAGCGCGGAAGGATTGGGCGCCTTCGGCCATGCGCTGGGAGAAGGGCTTGGCGGCCTGCGCGGCGGCGGCTTGCTTTTCCTCGGCTTGGCTGGCTTGGCGCTCTTCACGGGCGGCGATGCGGTTGGCAGCACGCTCGGCGGCAGAGAAGTTGCCTTTGCCGATGGCGTCCTGGGCGCGCTTGGTGTCGCGGCCGCCGGGATCCACGGCTTCTTTGGCTCGGGCTTCTTCGATGGATTTGAAGAGCTTGGCGGATTCGGAGAGTTCTTCTTTGATGTTCTTGGCGCTGCCTGCGGCTCTGGCCATGGCGGCGGCGAATTTATTGGCTTCTGGTTCGCCCATCCCGGCGTCGATGGCCTGCTTGAGGTAGCTGTTGAAATCCTTCTGGTATTGGAGGGCTTTGGCTTGCTCTTCGTTTCCTCCGGCGAGGGCTTCGGCGATCTTGAGGTCGAGCTCGAGGGATTTTTGTTTTTCTTCGTTGCTGGCGGCTTGCTTGGCTTTTTGCTCCTCGAGCTTTTTGTCGGTGGCGGAGACGCTCTTCTCGATGTCTTTCATTATGTCTGATGAGACTTTGGCCTCATCATTCACCCCGCCGATGCTCTGGGCCTGCTCGTCGGTCTTCCCGGCAATGGAGTCGGCGAGGGAGAAATTGCCCTCAAGGAGGGGCTTGGTGCCGCTGATCTCGTCGCCGACTTTTGACCATCCATCGGCGAGGTCTTTGAGCTGTGGCTTGAAATCCGCGCCGAGGGAAAAGGATTCGGCCATGCTCTGGCCTGCGAGGTCGGCTTTTTCACCTGCTTCCTTAAATTCACCGGCGGCACCGGCGGCAGCAAGTCCGGTCTTGGTTAGTTCTCCAGAGGCGGACGATGTGGATTTTGCCAAGTCGTCGCTTTTTTCAGAGATTTCTTTGATCTCGTCCCCGAGGTTTTTCGATTTTTCGGCGGCTGCGTTTGCGGAATCTCTGTATTCAGAAGTGCCAGAAATTAAATCTGAAATGGGGCCAGCAATACTGGATACCATGACTCTCAAAAGATCCAGTGCGCCGGTCGCATCGCCAGCTGCTTCATTGAGCTCATTATTACCCATCGCTGCGGCTTGCGTGGCGGATGCGAATTCTTTGTATTCTTTAATCGAGTCGTTAGCAAACCCCACGCTGAGAGTAGCCAGCGGCACTGCAAGTTCACCGAGCGCGGTTTTTAAGTCTTCAAATTGAGAAGTCAGGATTTTTGTTTGACCGGCTAAACCGTCGCTTGTCCTGGCAAAATCTCCTTGGGCGTCGCCGCTCTGCTTAATGATTAAATTGTATGCTGCGAGGCTCTTTGTCTGTGCGTCCAATGCTCCTGTGCCATCATATAGGCCGAGTTTCATCGCTTCGGCTTTGAGCGCAGCATCGTCTAAAAGGACGCCAAACTTTCGTATGGGTTCAGACTCTCCGCGCAAAGCGGCCCCGATCGCCGTTATCGCTTCTTCCGGCGAAGTGTTGTAAAAACTAGCGAGGTCTGTGGATAATTGGACTAGGTTTTTCGAAAAGCCTACAAGTTGCCCGCCAGAGAGACCGGCAGCCTTGCCGAAAATAGCAAATGTGGCGGCGGCATCCATGGCCTGCCGCGTAGATTGACCCAAGCTCGTAGAGGCGGTTTCGGACCATGATTGAATCGCTCCAGCGCTGTTTCCAAAAATAACGCCAACCTTTGATGTTGTTTCTCCAAGGTCAGAAGCCAGCTTGATCGCATCCCCTACAAATCGAAAAGATGCGACAAATCCTTGGACTGCCGCATAAGCCGCCGTGAGGGATGCGGTCATTTTGCCAATCTGCCCGGCTACAGAACCGAAGCCCATGGACGCCTGCTCGGCCTGCACGGAATCAATCGCGGCGTCGAGTTGCTTAAAGTCGGCAGTGGCGGAGTCGGCAGTCTGCCCCATACTCCTGAGCCGTTTTTCCATCGACTCGTGTTGACCGATGCGACGCATGGTGTCCTCGAGTTGATCAAGCGTGAGATTGCCGCTCTTGACTTGGCTTTTCAGCCCGAGAATTTCGTCTTGGACTTGCTTCAGAGCGCTACTGAGGCCGACATCTTTGGCCCCGAATTCGACCGTTACATCACTCATGTAAGACCAGCCTCCTTAGCTTTCACATACCGAATGGCGTGGTTCATCATGCTGGTCATTTTTTTCTTAGCTAGGTTGACCGCGAAGGTTTCGTTTTTGGTGTCCAATGTTTCACGCGCATAGCGGATCTTATTTGTCATAGAAACGGAGTGAGATAGACCCCGCCCTTTTTTGCTGGAAACAGATGCTTCGGATTGGCCCATATTCTTTTCAACCCAAGATGGGACCCCCTTCATTGGCTCACGGACATCGGCTTCGCATTTCTGCGCGGCAAGCGCCCACCCTGCCTTTGCGATGCCGACTTTCTTGATAGTGGCCCGCAGATATTTGCGATAAACGGATTGTTTGATGATGGCGCGGTCCAGCAAGCCGAGCCGCTTGGCTCTTCCATTATTCCAGTTTTTCTGATGAAAAACCCATGCGCCTGCTTCGGAGTCGATCGTCTCTTGTGTATCGCGCGCCCAGATAATGCCCGTCTTGGTATGGCGCAATATCTCTCGCTTGTTCTTCCCCATGTTGATGACTTCTTTCCACCATTCGGGTTTGACTGAGGTAAAAAGCCCTCGCAGGTCTTTGCGAATTTTGCCCTCGCCCCGTTGCTTGTCTGCGGTGCCTTTGCCTCTTGGGCCTGTTAATTTCATGCACTCCAGAGCGCAAAGGCGGGCGGCATTTTTCACGAGCTGCTCGACTTCTTTCCCGACGACTTCCTCGTATTTCTTCATCTTGCGAAGAAACTTGAGATCGTCTTTGAGAGTGAAGGAGCTCATGTGATTTTTGCGAAGGCGCTTTCTATTGCCGCGAGGGAGTCAAAATCCGCGTTTGGATTGCGGCGCAGATATAGGCGAGGCACACCGTGGCTGAATGAATCGGCGTCCAATATCTGAAGACCGGCAGCAAAGGGGACTTCCCACATGCACTCGTGAAACCCCCAACCGGTGATGCTTGCGAGGCGGTAGACATAAGAGGCAAGCCAGTTGGGGGATGCTACTCCCCCGAGGTGGGGCTTCCGGTGGAGGGGTTCTTGGCCTTGGTCTCGGCGGCGTTTACGCGATCCCAGGCGGCGGAGACGAGTTTCGAGAGTTCGTTTTGGTCGTCTAGGTCGGCGATGTTCTCGAGCTGCCATCGGCGGACGGCGCGGTTGAATTCCTCGGGGTCGCTGTCCACAGCGAGGATGTCCTCGATCGGCGCGGTGTGGACGAAGGCGAAGGCGGCGACGAACCAGAACTCATCGCGCTTCTCGAGGAGGTTCGAGCGGATGATGGAGATGGTGCCGGGGACGCATGGGCGGAGCTTGAACTTGCCGACGCGCTTCGTGCCGTCGCGCATGGCCTGCTCGCGGAGGACTTCGTCGTCGGTTTCGAGGGTTTCGTTCGTGGTGGATTTGTCGTTTTGTTTTTTCATAGAAATTTGGCGAAGCGCTTCTTGTCGGCTTCGGTGGCGTTCTCGGAGATCGAGACGATCTTGCCGTTGCGCTCGAAAACGAGTTGGCGCGGGGTGGCTTTGACCACCGAGACGAGGGTGTCGCGGTTGCGGAGCGCGGCGATGAGGTAGGCGACGGGATGCTCGGGGTTTTTCTCCAAGAAAATGTCGGCATCGCGGAACCACTCCATGACCTGGTTGGCCTGCTGGCCGGAGGTGGGATGGTTGGCGAGGAAGTGGAAGACGGTCGTCTCGTCGCCGGAATCGCGGCGAATGCGCGTGGCGGGAGCGGCAGGGTTTTCGGCCTCGAATCCGAGCGTCAGGAGAATCGTGGCGAGCTTGAGATCGCGGGTGCTAAAAACTGCCAGAGGTTTTGTCATAATTTTTCGTAGGGAGCCCGGCGCGATCACACGCGCCGGGCGCTGGGTGCGGGTTGGCTTAGGAAGCCGTCATTGCGGTCTGGTAGGAGCGAGCTGTGAGTGAGACGGTCTCGAACTGCTCGGCGGCGAAGTTGCTTGTGAGGCCGGTGACGATTGTGGTGGCGCCGAGATCCACAGAGGCTGGCATCGTAACGGTGAGAAGGCCGCCAACGGTGGCGGTGAATGTGCCGGTGCGCATTCCTTCGAGGGAGAGTTCAAGAATGGGCTCGGCGACGGCGACGGCGACAACTCCGCCTTGGTCGTCCTTAAATTCGGAGAGCGCGGCGGTTTCGTTCGCAGAAAATGAGGTGCAAATCATGCCTGAGACTACAGGTGTGCCGTATTCGGCGGAGCTGACAGGTGTGGAGCGGTAGAGTGTGGCGGCCATGTGGTGAGTTGGTTGGTGGTTGCGGGTTTCGGAAGGGAGTCGCGTGTCAAATGCCGGACGCTGTAAACGCGAGCGTCAGCGCGGCGGTAGTGACCCACCGGCTTTCGGATTGCGTGTCATCGACCGAGCGGAGGTCGGCTCCGGCGAGGGTGAGCGCGGGCGCGAAGGCGTCGGCGAGATCGGTGGCGGAAAGCAGGGAGGCGCGGAGGGAGTCGGCGAGGGCGGCGTGCGCTTCGAGGGATCCTTCGATGACGGAGGGGGTGACGAGGACGATGCTCGCGGTGGCTTTGTAGAAGCCACGGGCGACGGCTTCGGTGGATTCGCACCCGGCGAGGAGGACCGAGCAGTCGGCAGGGATCGTGTCGGCGGATTGGCCGGTGTGGACCGGGATGCCGTCAAAGGCTGGCTGGCTGCGGAGCCACGCGGCGAGGGAGGTTTCGACGGGGATGTTCATGCCGCTCCTCCTGGGGACATGGTGGCGAGGTATTCGCCGGGGGCGTGGGTTTCGGAGACCTGGCTGATGAAGTAGGTCTTGGCGCTGAACGAAACGGCTTCGCCTCGGCGGGGTGGGCTTTGCAGGTCGGCGGCAAGGAAACGGATCGAAAACTCACCGCCTTGGCGGAGGCCGCCGGTCTCGAGGTCGAGGCCGATGGAGACGGGGGCGAGGCAGACGCGGATCTCAGCCTGGCGAAATTTTACCGTGGTGCCGTGCGCGCTTTGGCGCAGTTGCGCGGAGCGGATGGCGAGGGCGTTGCGGGATGCTGGCGACACGACACTGGGGCCGTGTCAAAAGAAAAGCCCCCGCCGGAGTGAGACGGCGAGGGCTTTTGCGGGCGAGGAGCGCGGTGCGGGCGCTTTGCGGGAATTACTTCTTTTTCTTTGGCGACTCTTCGGCTTCCACCTCAACGGCGGGAGCTGGCTTGGCTTTGCAGATGTGGCGCTTGAGCGTGTCGCCGAGGGAGACGACGAGCGTTTCGTCTGCGGTCAACTCGCCGGCGACTTGCTTGGCTTTGAAGGCGGCGAGCTGCTCGCCGAGCGGGACACTCGGAAGGCTTTCGACCTTCCAAGTGCTGCCGGTGCGAGTGAGCGTGATTGCTAGGCGCATCAGGATTAGGCCGAGACGATGCGCTTGAGGGCGGCGGCGTGGCCGAGGGCGTAGCCGTAGTTGACCTCGAGGACTTGCTTCTCGGTGTCGGTGTCGGGGTCAGCCCATGCGCGATACTCGATGGTGAGGCCGGTCTCGGGATCGACGGCGGTCTCGTAGCTGGTGAGGTGGTTGAGCACGCCGGGTGATGGCTGGATGGGCGAGAAGGCGACCAAGATCGACTCGGGGAGTGCGACCATGCCGACGAGGTTTTGGCTGTTGCCGGGGATCAAGTTGGTTCCGATAACATCGAATCCAGCGATCTGTGGCAAGCGGCCGTTCTGGATGGCCGATGCGCTGCCGACTGCGGCAGCGTTCTTGATGCCCGCGTCCTTGAGGAGCGCGCCTTCATAGGAGTTGTCGAGGATCATCACGCGGCTGGACTTGCTCCATTTGGCTTGGTCGAGCGCGGTTTTGATGTTGACCATGTCCTCGCTGTCGAACGCGGAAGCCGCGCCGGTGTGGATCGCCGCGCCGTAGTTGGCGAGGGTGACGATCGAGAGGATGTCGCGGAGGATGTCCTCGGCGAGTTTGCGGCCTTTCAAGAATCCGAGCTGCTCGGGATTGAAGTAAGGCTGGCGGGCGAGTTCGCTCGAGGTGAAGGACAGCGCCTGATACTTGCGCTTGTTGACGGTGATCTCGCGGGAGTTGATCGCGTTCGTGTCGCCGAAAGCATAAGTGCCGTTGAAGTCGCTCGTCGCGTCAGTCGCGAGAGGGAAGAACGGGACGCTGATCTTGTCGGTGCCTTGCAGAGGAACCGAGTTGAACACGGTCGAGAAGGAGTTGATTGGGAGAAGTGCCTCGCGGAGCGCGATGAGGGCGCTGTCGAGGACGACATTTAGTTTGAGTTCGGAGCTGATGGTAGTGGCCATAGTGGGTGGTTTGGATTAGGTGGTGGTTGGGTTCGGTGATTAGTGGGGTGTCAAACGCCGTGCAGTCTCGAGTAGGCCTCGAGGGCTTTGCGGTTGGCGCGGAAAATCCGGGTCTTGTCGGCTCCGCTGGCGCTTTTCCATTGGTCGTAGATCGAGCCGGAGTCTTGCACTTGGTCGACGGCGGGGACGACGCGGGCGGGCGAGAGGCCGAGGGAACGCTCGAGGCGGTCGAGGTCTTCGCACTTGGTGGCGAGTTCGCCCTTCACGAGTTCGAGTTTCGACTCAACGGCTTTGGCGTGAGCTTCGGCGGCTTCGGCGCGGGCGATGACTTCGTTGTATTTGGCGAGGATCGCGTCGGCTGCGGTGGCGCGAGCTTGTGGTTCGGCGGGAGCGGGTTGCTCTGGCTCGGGTGTTGGCTCGACAGAATCGGCAGGGACGGCCACCTCTTCGACGATTTCGGGGGCGGGAGTTTCGATAATTTCGGGAGCGGATTCGCTGACGACGGTGTCGAGGACTTCGGGAGCGGTGGGCTCTTGGGTTTCAGTCTGCTGGGTCATGCCCTGCGCGAACTTGTCAAATCGGGCGCGGAGTTGGGCGGGGGTTGCGGTGGCTGCGGCGGCGACGCCTTCCTCAATGGCATCGGCGAATCCGAGGGCCACGGCTTCGACGGCATCAAGCCAGGTTTCTTCGTCCATCATCTCGGCGATGCGGTCGGCCTCCATGCCGGTTTTTCGGACATAGGCGTTGCGGAGGGAGTCTTTGAGTTTGTCGAGAAGAGCGGCTTCGCGGCGGAGCTGGTCGCTGTCTCCCATGCTGACGGTCCACGGGTTGTGGATCATGAGGAGGGCGTTGTCGGCGATGTAGACGGGAGCGCCTGCCATGGCGATGACCGAGGCCATCGAGGCGGCGAGCGCGTCGATGTGGACGGTCACCCCGCCTTTGTGTCGGCGGAGGGCGTTGTAGATTGCCGTGCCTTCGACAACACTTCCGCCAGGGGAGTTAATCCGGAGGTGGATGTGCTGGCCTTCGAGCTTGCCGAGGTCGGCGAGGAATTCTTTTGAGCCTGAGCCGAAAGCACCGACCTCATCATAGAGATGGATCGTTGCTTCGCCGTTGTCGGATTTTTCCAGTGCATAAAATTTCGGGGTGGATGTGGGTGTGGTCATGGTTGTGCGGGTGGTTGAATCGGTTGCTCGTCGTCATCCGGCTCGGCGGGCTGTTGGGCGGCGATGCCGTTGCGGAGGGAATTTGGAAAGACCTGCGAAACATCGAGGCCGAGGGCGTCGCACTTGGCTTTTCGGCGGAGGTAGGTGTCGATGACATCGTCCTCTTCCTCGGTGGCGCGGAGGCCGAGCATGTTGTAGTAGCGGGTCGGGCTGAGGTGACCTTTGTCGAGTTGCTCGCTGTAAGCGCGGGCGTCGCGGCCCGAATCAACGGTGATCTTGCGCGGGGCGAGCCATTCGTGCCGCCACCAATCGTCGCCGGGGTATTCGAGGCGACCGGCCTGCATTTCGTGCCAGAGCCAGTATTTGTAGAACGGGCGGCAAAACTGATCGATGACCTGCTGCTGGAGTCGCTCGAGGAAATTCTGGGTGACTTCCAAAACGGCGCGCTGCTCGGTTCCTGCCAAGCCGACATTGACCATCATGGCTTCGGGCGGCAGGCCGATGGCGAACGCGACATCGGACCGGAGGGCGCGCATGACGGCTTCGTAGGTCTGGCCGGGGATGTCGTTCTTGAATGCTTCGAGTTTTTCGCCTGGCTTGAGGCGTGGGAGGAGGATGCCGTTCGGGAGGTCGCTGGTGGTCAGGTCGCCGACTTCGTTGCTGGTCGTCTTCATGCCAGCGCCGAGGCCGATCTTGGCGACTTCAGTGGATGTCACCATGTAGCCGATCTGAGCGCCGGCCTTATACGCGCCCTTAACAAATGCGTTAATTTCGGAGATGTCGCGGAGGTTGGCGGCGGCGGAGTGAAACCACGAGACGCCACGGGGCTGGCCTTGGCGGCGGATGTGGCGGAAGTGGAGGATGTCTTCGGCGGGAACGCGGAGACCGTCTTCGCTGTTCAGCGTGTAGGCTACGGGCGCGCCGTAGCGGTCGAGGATGACGCCATCGTGCGAATCGGTGGCGAAGGATCCGGCTCCGCCGATGGACTCGCCGCCGAGGAATCGGACGCGGGCCGCGCCTTCTTTGGTCTGGAGGAATTGCGCAAAGAAGTCGCCGTCGATGGCGACCTGGCGAAGGATGAGACTTTGCGCGGTATAAAAATTGACCTGTGCTCCGGCGTCGAATGCCCATGCCTCGGCGCAGTTTCGATCTTCAAAATACTGATCGACCTTTTTGTTCCACTCGGTGTTCGAGGTTTTGGGTTGAACGACGATGCCGGTGCCGATGGCTCGCTGGGCTAGGTGTTCGACAATGTAGGTGGCTTGGGGAGCGTTGTTGTAGAGCCAGCGCGAAACCTTGAGGATTTCAAGTCGGCTGTGCGCGGTGAGTTCGCGCTTCGGGTCGGTCGTCGGGACCCAGATGAGGCCACGGTTTAGAGAGGGCTGGGCGGCCTCGAAGGCAGCGGCTTTGGCGTCGAGCTTGCGGGGACGGCCTGCTCCGGGGCGGGTTCCACCCCAACTTGATTTTTTTGATTTCGCGGACACGCCCGAGGGCGCGTGTCAAATGGCGGTCCCGTAGCGGGAGCGGTCAGCGATGTTGAAAAGTTGGCGTCCGTTCGGGCCTTCAGAGAGGATTTCCTCGAGGGCTTGGAGGAGGAGCCATTTCGGAAACGAGACCTGTCCGCTCGAGGCGGTGCCGTCGCCGCTGATGGATGTGATCGTGACTTCCTCGGAGGCGGAGAGAAACGCGGCGTCGGCGAGTGCCTGGAGTTCAGCGGTATTCTTGGTGCGGCGGAGGTAGCTCTTAACGCCGGAGATTTTGTCGAGGTCGGTCACGCCCGAGGGGGCGTGTCAAAATGGGTTTGACCACGGAGGACACGGAGAGCACGGAGGGATTAGAAAATGCGCAGCAGTTCAAGCGTGGCTTGAGTTCGCGCGGTCTTTTCTAAACTTGTTGAAAAAAGAGGGCTGTATTTTCAACAATACCCGATGAGATATACGGCAAGAAAAATATACTTTGTTTATACCGCATGAGGTATAAATCATAAAATTTGCATCCGAAAATTGTAGTCGTTTTTCTGACGAAACTCAGAGCTTGCTTTCGATGAACTTCCCGCGCGACTTGTCGCCGCGCTGGCGGTCGAGCTTGTCCCAACTCTCCGGCTGCATGGAGACGGAGCGCGTCACGGCGGTTCGGCCTTTGGCGTTTTTCGATTTCGCTCCTTTGGGGCGGCCCGATCCCTTGCGCGGGCCGCCGTGGGTGGGTGGCTTTTTCATTTTCTGGCTGTCCATTCTCCGGTCTTTAGTAGGGATTCTTTCATCTCAATCAAACCAGCATCAGCCTCGAGAAGTTTTTCGATGGCGTCTTCTTTGTCTTTTGCTTCACTAGCCACCCATGATTTAGGCAAGCCACCGCGGCGGGCATTGCAGTATCCCCATGAGTAACGGGTCTCGAAAATAAACCCGATTTGAACTCCGTCAGCAGAGACCTTAAATGTTGGGCAGTCTTTGTGCCTTGTTTGCGTGGTTGTGATTTTCATTTTTTCGAGCGGGTGGAGGTTTTGAGGTTGTGGGCGATGAGGAGGCTCTCGGATTTTTCGATGGCGAAGGTCAGTTCCTCAAGCGTGTTTTTCAACTGCTTGCCGAAAATGACGAGGTAAGACAGGGCGTTGTAGAGTTGTTTTTCTGAGGTTTTCATTTTTGTCGAGTTGGTTGTTGGCGCGGGGATCGAACCCGCGCCGGGTGGTGGTTAGAACGAGAAATCGTAGTAGTGATCGCGCTTGCCGATTGCGAGGCGCTGGCCGCGAATTGATTCGCCTTGGCGAACCCATGCGCCATTTTTGCGAAGGGTGAAAAAGGTCGGCGATCCAGTCCCACGCTCGAAAGAGTATTTTTGGGAGTCGCTCATTCCGTTTTCGTCAACACGGGTTGCAATGTCCTCAACTATCCCGACACGCTTCCCGCTTTTGCTCACTTGGGTAATTGTGCAGGCGCGGCGATCCGTCCATCCGAGAATCGTCCCGCCCATGCCTACTTCCGGCGCTGCCATGCGGCATCCGCTGATAATGTGATTCATCAAGGAACCTGTTTCTGTGCCTGCTTTGAGTTGTGTTGCTGTTGTCATTTTTCGTTTTGGTTTTTGGTTTTCGTCGTCGCCGTGGTGGCTTCGATCTGGGATGACAATCTCACAAACTTGATTTCTCGTCAACAACTTTTTTTCAAGAAAATGAAAATAATTTTGGTGGCTTGCGGAGCCGCTTAAAACCTAGCTCGGCGGGCGGTTCAGGTAAAAGGTTCGGAGAAAAGTTCGGGGAAAAGTTCGGGGACCATTTCGGTGAGCGCACCGAAATGATCAGGACATGCCGAAAATTTTCATGAGGTCATCCACGCCTTTTGAGTCGGTGACCGGCGCGTGTTCGATCTCCTCTTCGCCTTCGTGGTAGGCCAAGTCCCATGTTTGATCGAAGAGCTTGCGCAGGCCGCGCGTTGACAAAGTAACATTTCCATCTCGCTCGAAAGCGGGATTTTTTGCCACATAGATTTTCCAGAGTTGGGATTTTTTCACAGGTCAGTTTTTCAAGATGTGCCAGGCGACATGGCAGAGTTTTACGGCGTCCATGTAGTGATCTTGCGCGACGGATTTCCACACGAACTCTTGGCCGGTGGCGGTCTTGCGGGGAACGAGGCGCTGGCCGCTCATGCCGCGAAGGAAGTCCTCGGTGGTGTCGCGCGGGATGGCGAGCGGGGGCTTGCCGTTGCGAATGCGGTCGATGAAAAGTTCCGTTTTGATGGCGTGATCGACGAAGGTGTAGAGCACGACGCCGGGGAAATCGTCGATGACGGTGCGCCCGATGCGGCTGCCGAAGGTTGCGCCGGAGCCTTTGGCGGCGTGCCAGAATCCGGCGCTGACTTGGCAGGCGGTGTAGACGCGGAAGGTGGCGAAGCCGGAATCCATGAGGCCGCACTCGGGGCGGACTTCCTGCCCGCTGGGCGTGCGGTAGATGCGGCGGGGCGAGTCGGCCAGCAAGTCTTCGATGGTGAGCGTAGTGCCGTAGTCGAGGACATAGCTCTGGCCGTTGGCGTCGAAGGCGACCGTGGTCCAGTGCTGTTTGTCCTGGCCGATGTCGGCGCAGGTGACGATGTGCGCTGGCTCGATCGGGCAGGTGCCGCGCGTGTAGTCGCCACGCAGGCTGAGGATGTTGGCGTCTCCTATGCTGGTCTCGACCTGTTCCCACGGCATGGCCATCGTGCTGTTCGTGAAATCTTGCAGGCCGTTGAGCGTGTCCTTGTCGCGGAGGAATTTCACGGCGAGCGCGCCGAAGGTGCAGGAGCGCCACGGCGCGTAGAGGGAATTAAGGTGGAAGCTGCGAAAGCCGCGCTGGGCGCTGGGGTTTGTGGCTTGCCACTTGCCGTCTTGGAGGGCTTCGATCTTCTGGCCGTCGTTCCACTCGCCTCCGCACCGCTGGCAAATGTAGCGCGCGGATTCTTCGACTCGGGCCATGTTCCACTTGCCGGCCACTTTCGCGTCGGTGTCCCACTTCACTTGTTCCCACAAAAGCTCGATGCGCTCGTGGCAGTGCGGGCACTCGAGCATGAATTTTTCCTGCGTGCCTTTTTGAAACTCCTGCCATATCGCGCCGTCCGGCGTGGTGGGCGTGCTGGTCTTGACGCGAAGCGCGCCGACGAATGACTTGGTTCGGTTCTCTGCGAGGAAAAGCGCGGAGGTTTCTTGGTCGGTCTCGCGGGCGAATTTGTCCACCTCGTCCATGAGCAGGAGACCGGCGGGGCGGCTGGCGAGGTTCGCCGGGGAGTTCGACCCGACGAAGACGAGCGAGCACCGTGAAAAATGCTGCTCGAGGTTTTTGAATCGGTGCCGGTCTGCTGGCTTCTGGGCGGCAAGCGTGGCGCTGTCGTCAAAGAGCGGGAGCCAGCGCGTCTCGGAGAAGGATCGGGCGAGGCCTTCGGTGGGCATGACCCACACGACCGGCTGCGGCTTGTTCACGATCCGCCATGCCGTGCCTGCTTGGACCATCGTCGTCTTGCCGGTCTGCGTTCCAAAGACCAGCACGAGGTCGGAAACATCGACATCGCCGAAACACTCGAGCGGCTCGCGGAGGTAGGGCGTAAGGCGTGTGCTGAAGTTGCCGGGAGATTGTGTCTGTCGTTCGGAAAGAATTACTTCGTCGGAGCACCATTCGTTAACCGTTCGAATGTCGATAGGTGCAAGAATTGCCTCGACTGCTTGGGCTACGGTTGCAAGACCTTCGGCCATACATTTGCCCTCATAGTTTCGACAAGCCGGGAGCACCACTCCAACAAGGACCGCTCAACTTCCTTTTGAGGTTGGCCAACAACTCTCGGAGCCATTGCCTTGGGCATGACATCAATTACTTGCCTAGCCGCTCCAAATGTTCGCTGAAACATAGCGATTGCGTCTTCAGTTAAAAGAGTGATTTGCATTAAACGCTCCCACTCGGCGTGATCCTTCTGAGCTTTAACTCGGTTGTTCCTAGCGGCAATGTAAACGCCATTAGCTTTTCTATAGTCTTCAATGCTGCCGTGGTTTAGTTCGATTTCTTTACGCTTCTGGTGCGCCGAATCCTCGGCTTCAATAGCTCGCTTCAACGAAAGGTCTGGAGTGTTTGCTGACTCGACAGGCTTGGTCTCATTTAACAAGATAGGAGCGGTGGGATTACCTATTATCTGAGAATTTTGTTGGAATTCTCTGTTAGTAGGTTCGGCGACCTTTGAGAGTTTCGGCGCCGGTGGCGGTGTGCCGCGTTGCCCACGCTTGGCGCGGGGCGGGGCGTTCGATTCACGCCACGCCTGGGCGGCGTCCACGCTGGTCGTGGGCATACCTTTCTTGACGAGGCGGGAGACGACCGACTTGTCTATGCCGAGGCTGTTGCTTAATTCCGTGATGCCCACGGACAATGCAACGATGTCAAACTATGCAACGCTCAAAAGAATGACGAGCGACTGGCAAACTGCGATGGTTGAATGGTTTGGGTAGGGTTCCCATGCCACCCCCCTCATGATGGATTGGCCTTTCTGACATTTTTCGACTGCGACAATTTCAAAGTGCGACAATTCATTTCACTTTTTGCAAGGTTGTGTGGAGCGCCTCCCTCGCCTCGTCGCGCTCGCGCTCCATGCGTCGGCACAATTCAGCAGGAACCGTTGCGCACGAATAGAATCCAATGTGTGCGGAAACTTTGGCGTCCGTCTCAGGTGTGTCGCTCATGCCAGTAGCCCCCGGATCCGTGCGGCTGTCTGCTCCATAGGGGTGAGGAGTTCGAGGGCGCGCTCGAGCCGTGCGCGGTCCCACTTGCCGATGTCGTCGGACATCTTGCGCTCCCATACGGTGAACTTCTGCGAGAGCCCTTCGATGGTGACGATGGCCTTGGTCTTGTCGTCCGGGTTGAGGGTTGGCTTCTCGTCTGCCAAGGTAAGGCCGAGGTCTAGCTCGAGCTGTGCCTCGGTGTCGGCGGTGAACTCCATGCCCCAGCGTGAGGTGCTGTAGTCTCTCGACTGACTGAGCCACTTGGAGGCGGCTCGCTTGCAA